AATGCTGAGACGATTGTCGAGGAGGTTGAAGACGTGCCGGATGTTCCCGAGACGCCGCCTGATGTGCCTGAGTCTGCGCCCGCATCTACGCCGCCTGAACCGGAGCCAGCCACGCCTACGCCGCCCGTTGAGCCACCGAAAACCGGCCTCGACCGCCTGCTTGACCTCGTCGCCACTGGTGAAATCCCGTCGCCGCCCGAGCACAATCCCGCGACCGGCGACAAAGACCCGGCGTTTGTGGCATGGTTCAAAGCGCACGCCACCGCTGACGAGATCGCAGTGAAGTATCCTCCGCATCGCCGTTTGCCGCAGCCTGGCGACTACGAAAAAGGTGAGCATGCGCGACTGAATCGCAAACTTCCGGGCGAAGTGCCCGACACCGCAGAGTAAACCACGACCCACACCATGAAGCTCAAACACTCATTTCTTTTCAACGAAGCTGGCGAAGCTGGCAATGCAAGCGGAGGCTCGACGTTGCTTGGCGGCGCAGGTGCTGCTGGCGGTTCTGCCGGGCAACAAGGACAGCAGCAGCAGCAACAGGGCTCGGCTTCTGCTGGCGCTGGCGACGAGGCCGCAAAAGCCTACGATTTCCGATCCTCGCTCGACGACAAGGGCAACTTCAAATCCGACTGGACAGCCACGCTTCCCGACGACCTCAAACAATCGGCGGGCGTGCTAGGCAAGTATCCGAATCCTGTCGAAGCTCTCCGCGGTCTGGCGAATGCACAGAAGCTCATCGGCCAGAAATCTACGCTCAAGGCTCCGGCTCCCGACGCTCCGAAAGAAGAGGTCGAGAAGTTCAACAGCCAGATTCGTTCTGTGCTTGGCGTGCCGGAAAAGGCCGACGACTACAAGCTGACAAAGCCTGAAAAACTGCCGGAAGGACTGAGCTGGGACGAGGCTAAAGTCGGCGACTGGCAGAAGTTTTTCCATGAGAACAACATCCCGCCAGCCGTGGCAAACAAGATCGTTGCGAAGCAGACGGCGGAACTCGCGGCGCAAGTCGAGATTGGCAAAGGCAAGCTCGACGAGTTCGTGAAGGCGCAAGAGGCTGAACTGCGCAACGATTGGGGCGCAAACTATGAGGTGAATCTGTCGAAAGCTGCACAAGCCGCAAAGATTGCCGGATTCGACCTCAACGACAACGAGCTCGCTAACAATGCGAAATTCATCAAGGCGATGAATACCGTCTCGCAGCTCATCAAGCCTGACGCGCTTGTGGGCAGTGACAAAGCGAGCAGCGGACTCGACGGCCCTGCGCAGGCTGAAGACATCCGGCGCAACCCGAACAATCCCTGGCATGCGGCCTATCACGGCAAAGAAGGGCCGGACCGCCAGCGAGAAGCCGCTGGCATCATGCGGCGCTTGCAGGGTGTTAAGGAGTGAAGTAATCGCCACCGATCACAAGCCGCCCGGTTTTTGCCGGGCGGCTTTTTTTGTGCTTGACGACTTGCACTCTGTCCCTTTCAATCGGCACAGAACCAAGCGCCCCCGTCATCGCGGGACACGCGCAACACGATCAAGCGGCCTCGAATGAGATACCCGCGAGACGGACAAAAGTCCGGCAAGCCTGCGGTTCTGAGCCTTGCCACCTCGCAACCCTCATTCATTCGCCATTATGGCCGCAGATCAAATCACCTCATTTTACGAAACCGAGTTCTCCAAGAACTGGGAAATGCTGGCTCAACAGAAGGATTCCCGACTGGGCTCCGCTGTGACGCCGACCACTATCACCGGCAAACGCCGCGCCTTCAATCAGCTCGAATTCGGCTCGATGCAGGAAGTCACTACCCGCAAGGGCGACACTCCCGACGGCGACAGCACCGGCTACAAATACTGGATTTACCGCCGCAAATTCGAGAAGGTCATCACCTTCGACGAAGACGACGAGATGAATCTCGGCAACATCGCCCTGCCCGACTCCGAAGAAATTTCTTCGATGGGCATGGCCTCAAACCGCACGAAGGACGACGTGATTATCGCCGCTTTCGATGCCACTCGCTACGTTGGTGAGAACGGCACCGACACTGACGCATTCAACACCGCCTATCAGGTAGCTGTCGATTACGTCGCCAGTGGTTCGACTGCCAACAGTGGGATCACGGTTGCGAAAATCCTTCAGGCCAAAAAGATCCTCGATGCCGCCGAAGTGGACGACGAAAGCCGTTTCTTCGCAATCAGTGCGCAGGGCCTTCAGGATATGCTGCTTACGACTCAGATCGCCAGCGCCGACTACAATACGGTCAAGGCTCTGGCGGCTGGCTCGGTGGATATGTTCGCTGGTTTCAAGTTCATCCGCACTGAGCGTCTGAGCATCAACGGCGGGACGGGCGTTCGCACCTGCTTTGCGTGGTGCAAGTCCGGCGTGAAGTTCGCGGAAGGCGGTCGTCAAACCAACATTGACCTTCTGCCTACTCGCCGTCATGCAAAACAGATTCGCGGCGTTTATCGTTGTGGCGCTGTCCGCACCGAAAACAATCGTGTCGTTCGCGTTTACGCTGACGAAGTGCTCTAATCTGACGGGCGGCTGGCAAGTGCTGGCCGCCCTTCTCTCAAACCTGAATCCCTTTTTCCCTATCCTGTTATGGCTCTCGTTTACACCACCTTTGGCGCGGCTCAACTCGCCGCTCTGTCGGATGCCTCCGCCGCTCCGAATCTCCGTCAACACGGCGGCAATCTCCACACCGCGCAGGTCTCAAAGACCAGCTACACGGCGGCGACTGCCGATCCTCTCTACCTCGTTCGCCTGCCGAAAGGCGCTCGCCTGATTCCGCAGCTTTGCTCTGTGGATTACGGCGATCCCGGCGACGCCTGCACTGGCAAAATCGGCTACATCTACGACGACGCCACGGGCGACGACGACGCCTACAGTTCCAGCCTTGCGCTTGGCGGCTCTGCCGGTCGCCTCGCTCTCGATGGCGGAACCGAAGGCGTGGCGTTCCTAACGCCCGTCACGTTCACCGATGACGCTTGGGTTTACGTTACCTGGGGCACCGTGACCAACGGCGCTTCCCACACGCAGACTTGGACGCTGGTTTACACGCTGGCTTAAACTCTTCTTCCGTGGTTGGAAGTCCTCGCCCTCGTCGCTCACCTGTGGGGCGGCGGGGGTTTCCTTTAAAGCGCCATGACAAAGACCGAAATTTGCAATCTTGCTCTCTCACTTCTCGGCGCAAACACAGCGACCGACATCGACACCGACAACACGCCGCAGGCACAGGCCATCCGGCGCTGGTTCGCTCCAGTGCGTGACGAGGCTCTGGCGTCGCATCCGTGGAACTTCGCGAGCACGCGAGCACGGTTGACGCTGACTTGGGTTGATCTTGTCGGCGTGGCGCTGACTGACAATGGCAGTGGCTTGATTCGCGTCGATCACACTGGGCACGGCTATCAGACTGGAAACCGCATCACGATGAAGGATGTCCAAGGCGTTCCCGCCAACGGAACATGGTATGTGACGCGTATCGACAACGACACCTTCGACCTTCAAGATTCGGTTTTCAGCGGCACGCATACGAGCGGGACGGGCTCGTTTATCAAGGTTCCTCTTTTCGGCTGGAGCTTTCAGCATACGCTGCCTGACGACTGCATGCGCGTTGTGCGCGTGAATGGCTACGAGGGCAACGAGGAAGACAGCGAGCCGTTCACCATCGAAGAAGACAAGCTGCTGACTGAAGCGGAAATCATCGAGCTGCGCTATGTCTATCAGCACACGACTGTTGCCGACTGGACGCAAGACTTCATCAACGCATTTGCGATGCTGCTTGCCTCGTATGTGGCGGCCGAGATTGTCGAGAGCAACGGCAAGGCCGAGATGCTACGCAAGCAGTTCGAGGCGCTGATTGCCCCGCAGAAACGTCGCAACGATGCGCGATCCGGCAAACAGCGAGTTCTTCAATCCTCCTATGATTCTCAACTTGTGGCCGCTCGCCGCGGGTTTACTTCTTGATCATGCGTTCTCTTCACGTCAATTTTAATGGCGGCAAGTTCACACCTCTGATGGAGGGCCGCGTTGATTTTGAACAGTATCGAAGCGGCTGCTTGAAGCTCGAAAACTTCGTTGTTCGTCCCTACGGCGGGGCCTTCAAGGCTCCGGGGACGCAGTATGTTGGCGAGGTCAAGGATTCATCCTCGGCCACGCGCTTGATTCCAATTCGCGTTTCGACCTCGGAAAACTACGTCCTCGAAGTCGGTGCCGGTTACTTCCGCTTTTGGAGCGACGGCGATCCTGGCGCATATCTGCAAATCCGGTCTGGCTACTCGGTTCCGGCTCACTCGACCGCGACAACCTACTACCTCGGCGACTTGGTGACAAGCGGCGGAACGAATTACGTCCGCGTCGCCAACGACGAGGCAACCGATAGCTCGTTTGCGTCGGCACTCTCGGCTGGTTATTGGTATGCGCTGACCGGCAGCGTGATCGAGTGGCCGAACGACTACACGGCGGCAGAATTGCCCGTGATCCAGTTTCAGCAGGTCGGCAGGTTGATCGTTCTCGTTCATCCGTCACAT